CGTCACGGGTCACTCCTTCGCAGAGCTCCGTAAGATGCCCCACAAACTCATCGTGGAGGCGAACGCACACCTTGACACCTTGCAAGCCAACGAGGTGGCCCAGCACAAAGAAATCATCGAACTCAACGGAGTAGAATACGGGTTCGTACCTGACTGGGACGAGTTTAGCGCGGGAGAGTGGATTGACATGGAGACCTTTACGGCGGACTTTTGGAAGACGCCACACAAGGCCATGAGCATATTGTACCGACCACTCGAAAGGAAGTGGGGGGACCGCTACACGATCAAACCGTACACGGCCAAAGAGGACGCCGACGTGTTTCTCGATATGCCCGCCCCTCTCGTCGCCGGTGCGTTGCTTTTTTTTTGGAGTACCGAAAAGAAACTGCTGACCGCTTTGCAGTCCTCTTTAATTCAGAAGACGCAGGAGGTGACGAGTTTGCTGCAAAGTGGGGGTGGTACCCGGTCCTCTACACCTTGGCCGGTGAGGACATTCTCAAGATGGATGCGGTCACGAAGCTACCCGTTGGCCACGCCTTCACCCACCTCGCCTACCTCAAGGACTTGAACTTCAAAAGAGAGCAAGCAAGCAAGAACCGCATCGCATGATCACATTCAACAATATCGTCTCCAAGTTTCAGGAGTTCTGCGACGACCACTTCTTCATCAAGACGTTCTCGTATGGCTCGCCCTCGGACGTGGACTTGGAGAAGTTCGAGCAGTACCCTCTCCTTCACTTGGTGTACACCGGTGGGGACTACAACTCTCCCAAGGCCAAGACCTACAACCTCGAATGCTACATCTTGTCCCTGCCTCCCTCGAAGGCCGACAAGGTGGAATATCAAAAGGAGAACATCTCCAACGCCGAGCAGGTGGCCGAGGACATCTTGGCCGACATCCAGAACGGAGGCAACATCTTCCAGTTCGGGTTTCACTACGACCTCGTCAACGCCTCGGTGACACCTTTGGAAGAGTCTCAGAGCAACGCCCTTGCCGGGTGTTTGCTTGACATCGCTATCTCGGTCCCCTACACCTACGACTCGTGCAACGCTCCACTCACAGGCGTTGACCCGGAAGGAAGTGTGACGCCCTCATTCAAGGCGCGGGGTCTTCTCCGGGTGCGTGAGGAGGACGGATCTCCCGACGTGTTAAGCGTGGCCACCATCAACGTGCCTGACGGCAGTTTGACCGACGACGGAAACGGGGAAATCACGTTGACCTTTGGAGGTGAGACAGCCGAGAAGGTGCACTTCCCCGTGAGGAATGACGAAGGCGCCACCATCCCGGCGGGGACGCCCTTGTATTCGCGTGGTGAGATTGGAGGCAGCGAACGCATCTTGGTTGGCATTGCCGATGCAAGCGACCCGGCAAAGATGCCCGCAATCGGCATCGCAGAGACAGAGCTCACAACCACTGGAAACGGCAAGGACGGGTTCTCCATCATGACCGGAACCTACAACACCAACCTCTCAGGGTTCACAGGACTGCAAGAGAACGACGTTCTCTACGTCGATGCAGGGGGCGGCTTGACCCAAGACAAACCTACGGGGACCAACCTCATTCAAAACGTGGGAATCGTCCTCAAGACCAACGGCACCATCTGCCAAGGTCTCAAGGTGTCTTGTATTGGACGTTCAAACGACGTGCCCAACATCCCCGAGGGGTATGGCTGGCTCGGCAATGCCTCCGGCGTGGCTACACCTACCCTCTTCAACTTCTACCTCAACAGGTTCGACGATACCGCCTCGACGATGGCCTCGACCCTCGACGCAGGTTCGGCGACGATTGAGCGCATCGACACGGCACGCTGGACAGGTACGGGGGTCTACCTCAGCCAACAGAGCGACACGCCAAGCGCAGGCAACGCAATCAAAAGGAAGGTCTACTATAAGAACGAGTTTGGAAGTACCGACGCCTTCGGGACGTGGACGCTCATTCACGAGTTTGCAGACGACACGAGCTACGCTGACGCACTCACCTACATCAATGACACCATCATCGCAGGACAAATCAACGGCACGGCTCCGGCCTCTTTGGTTATGACGTGGGAAGACTCCGCAGGTTTTTCAGGTTTGCTTGACGACTATCCCGGAGCAGCGGCGGCGTACTCGCTCCGCTTGCTTGACTCGACCTATACAGGGTCAGCTATCCGCGTCCGCAGGGAATCAGACAACGCAGAGCAAGACATTGGGTTCGACGACAACGAGCTGGACACCTCCGCCCTTGCTACGTTCTGCTCAGGTACGAACGGATTTGTGAATACGTGGTACAGCCAAACAGGAAGCAACGACGCGACGCAGACGACGACGGGAAATCAACCGAAGATTTACGATAGCTCAACGGGCGTGGTGACGGAGAACGGCAATCCTGCTGTTGAGTTTGACGGTACAAGCGACAATCTGACCAGCTCTCTTATATCATCAAGTACGGAAGTAAGCATAGTAGCCGTTCACAAAAACCCAAACAGAACTGGCTATGATTCCATTATCGGTGTTGGAGACGGAGATGGATATGCTCTAACTACTCAGAACTCCAAATACAACTTGTTTTACAGAACCGTTGCAGATCAAGCGACTACTACTAACGCGCCGAACAACGTCCAATCCTTAATTTTTGCTTATACAAAATCTGGCACCAGTCAAGTACTGCATTCAAACGGAGTTCAAATACAAAGTATAACTCCACCAACAATGATAACGCCAACCACTGGCTCCAGCATTGGCGCCTACGATGTTGGAAGCAGTACAGCTAAATATGGGGGTTTGATTCAGGAAATTGTTTTATACCCTACAAATTCATCCTCAAACCGAACAGGCATCGAGGCCAACATCAACGACTTCTACTCTATCTACCCATGAGCTATATTATCGTTCTCCCCGAAGGGTTCTTGACGAGTGAAGTCAGAGCCAAGAGCATCACACGAGAGCTCTACAACATTACCGTGCCTGTTGCTATTCAGGAGGAATACCAAAAGGACGCCACCGTATTCGGAGTCATCACACACCCAGACGGCATCCAGCACGCACTGCAAGTAGACCTCGACTACGTGATCCCGGTGAGCCCACAGGCAACCATCGAGAAGCTCGTCTCTCTCTTCCCGGAACTCAACGAGCAGGAGCGATTTAACCTCGCCTCGTACGTCCTCAACAACCACGAGTTCCCGTTCGGCAATATCGTCCCCTCCACCACCACCGTCCGCGACTATGACTACATGGTCGAGAATGGATGGTTCCCAGAAGAGCCCGTATGAAGTACCTACTTGTCCTCCCTCTCGTAGCCGCTGGCCTCTGCTTGTTTCTCCTCGGTCCCTTCTTTGGGTTCTTCCTCCGGGTAGGTACAGACCCTCGCCCGTGGCCGTGGGTGTACGACATCTTCCGGGACCTCTCCGCGATGGCTTCTATCATGGCGTCCTCCTTCTTGGACTTCGCTTTGACCAAAGCCAACGGCTATCCCTTCGGTCATCAAACCATCTCGGCGGTGTTGGGAGTCAATGCAGCACGTGGCACGCTCTCCCCTCTGGGTAAGAAGCTACGCAACCTGCTCGACTACATCGACCCCGACCACTGCCAAAAGGCATACGACAAAATCAAAACACCATAAGACATGGAATTTTTTACAGAACACTGGGCAGAAATCGCCCTCGCCGTCATCGCCCTCGCAGGTACTATCACCGGCCTCACGGAGTCCACTGAAGACGACAAGATCGTCGACGTCCTTCGCCGCATCGTGAACGCCATCGTATTCGGCAAGGCGAAGTGAAGACGGACGACTTCGATAAGGTGCTCAAGGAGTTTGCCGAAGAGGTAAACCTCGCAGCTAAGCGCACGCTCGGCTCCCGTAAGATTGGCAAGAACCGGTCCTATGGTGTCGCGTCGCGTTCCTTGCAGAAGTCGCTAGAATACAAAATTGGAGACGGCAAGGTGGAATTTGGTTCGCCACTCCCCTATGCCGCCTTCATCCATTGGGGCGTGAACGGAACGAGACGGAACCGGAACGCTCCTTTCTCTTTCAAGAACGAAACCAAGCTCCCCGTGCCAGCTATCAAAGAATGGATGCGGGCAAAAGGCATCAAGCCGCGCGACAAGAGCGGCAAGTTTATTGCCAAGGTTGGACCAAGGGGCGGCGACCGTGTGGCAAGCGCCGCGTACATGATCGCGCGAAGCATCAAGAGAAACGGAATACACGGCCTCAAATACTACTCCGTGGCCCTTGAGAACATCGTGCCACAATTCACCGACAAGATGGGCGACGCCCTTGTGCAAGACCTCCTCTCCTCCCTCTCATTCAAGACAGGGAACATCACCGTGAAACTCAAATAAAATGGCCGCAAGAATCTTTGACTCTCCCGGAGGCGACCTCATGCCAGCGTCGCAGAAACTTATCGTCTCTATAGACGACGACGGAGGTAGCCCTCCGGACCGTTTCGTAGTAGTAGTGAAGGCGTCAGGGTCAACGACAGGCGGAACACCTACCCAGTTGGCCAAACTCTACCTCACTCCAAACAGTAATGGCAAGGCGTTCTTTGACTTGTCACAGATAGCCGACCCAGTGGTCTACCCCTTGTCCGACGGTAGTGAAACTGTTCACGAGGTAGACGGCGTGACTACAATGGACCAAGGAAGCATCCGTCGATACATCGTCGAGGTAGGTAGCTACGACACATCCACGGGTATTGAAACGCTGACTGAAGACTCTTTGACGCAATTCGTGTGTACAGGTGTAGAACAAATAGCGGACGGGTTGCACCCGGACTTCTCGCCTTACTACTGGGGCAACTCCATTGGTTTTCTCACGGAGCGACCGGTTGTTTCCAACCAGATAAAATTGCGTTTCGGTAGTGACGAAGAGCGCAGTGTCTCGATTCTATGTCCGCGCGACATGGGGCTAGACAGAGATACGGGCGGGACTCCTAGAATTCGTTGGACCTTTGTTCCAAAGATCGGAAGCACAGAGACCCACGAGGAAGAGATTGGCATCAGCGGAGCCACGAGAGAACGGATGAAGCACTTCGGTATCGGTTGGCCAAACATTCAAGGTTTCACGACTCACTCATTGTCGATCCTGAACTATGTCTTGATTGAATTTAGACAGAACACGGGCTATGGGCCTACTATACGCATAAACTACGAAGACACGGGTGATTGCCGCAATACGGCGACGCAGGTGGCATTTATCAACACGCGGGGCGGATGGGAGTACCTACGCTTTACGTCACGAGCACCAAAACAAATCAGCGTCGAGGGCAAGACGTACCGCAAGTCCGTAGCCAAT